GCCAGCGCCTTGGTCATCAGCTTGATGTGGGTGGCCCTGTTCACCACCCAGAAGGCCTTGCCGTCGGTGTAGTCGGGCTTGGCCACGCCCAAAGCGGCGATGAGCGACGCGTAGAAGGCGGCGCCCGTTGAGCCGTCGATGTTCAGCTTCTTGATGTTGGATGTGTGCAGGTCGGTCCAGGTGGGCGCCTTGCTCCCCCATCCGGCGGGCTGGGAAGACTGCGCAAGGCGGGTGGCGATGCCCACGGGCATCTTGCTGCCTGTGCCAAACAGGATGGCTCTGTCAACACCCTTGCCGATGGCCTTGACCAATTGCGTCATAACTTCTGAAGCCAGCGCTAAATCGCTGTCCTTCAAAAAGTTGTTGTGAACGAAGATCACGCCGCCCACCATGTAGCCGTCTACCTCTACCTGGTTGAAGGTCATGCCCAGCTCATTCAGCTCGCCCTCGGCCTCCATCCAGATGCCTTCAGGCGCCGCGCCCACAATGTTCTGCCTGGCGGTGCCGGGCACACGCCTGACGGTCACATGCCTCAATAGCTTGCTGTACTCTTCCAGGTTGTTGCGCAGCGGCTCCAGCACGATGTCAGGCACCAATAGGGAAGCGTTTGATACTCCGCGCTCCTTGATGGAGCGGATATCGCTCAGGAAAGTTTTCACGCGCTCATCCGCCATGAAGGCGTCGCGCTGTTCCATGGTCATGCCGAAAAATTTGGTGCGGTTTTGCATAAAGGGTTCTTCCTTTCTTTCTAATGTTTTGGTTGGGTTTGCCGGGGGTCTTGCCGCCCGCGCGTTCAGTTCGTCAAGCTCGCTCTGAAGCTTCTCGATTTCCTCGTTCAGCCTGGTCTTTTCGGCCTCGTGTTTTTCCTGCTCCTCCGAAAGGGCCTTTGAGTTTTCCTCATGCGAGGCGATTTCCGCTTCCACGGCGGCCTTGTCCTCTTCGCTGGTCTCGGTGGTCACTTCCTCCAGGGCAGCCGCCAGCTCCTCTTCCCTGGTGTCAAGTGCGGTTTTGCGCTCTAAAAAACCCGCGTCCAGTCCGCGGGCTTCCTCCAGCTTTTTCTTTGCCTCCGCGATTTTGCGGGTCAAAAGCAGTTGTTTAAGCATTCCTTAACCTCTCTTTCATCAGGGCGCGCCAGGCGTCAACCTGCCGCTGTCTGATTTGTTCGTACTGCGCTTTCCGCGCTGAAATACTGGTGTCTTTGTAGGCGGGGAAGGTGACGCAAGATACCTCGTACAGCTTCACCTTCTTGATGGTCCAGTGCACGGACCCATCCTCGCGGATGTCGGTTTCTTCTTGCAGGATATCAAAGCCGAAGCTGGCCTGGCTCACGTCTCCCCGCTGCACCCTGGCGTACAGGTTCATGGCGTCCGTATCGTTTTCGTTGATATCGATGTCCGCCCAAAGCCCCCTTGAATCCACCTTCAGGTCCAGCGTCCCCGCCTTGTTTCGTCCAAGCACCAGCCTTGTTTCATGGTCGATCAGCGCCCGGATGTCATCGCCCAGCGTTTCGTCAAAGGCGTGCGGGTCAATGCTTTCCGTCGCTCCCGGCCACAGCTCGTAGATATCGCCAAAAACAGCGAAATAGCCGTCTATGACCTTCCTGCCGTCCGTTTCAGCCGCCCGGAACTCCGTCTGCCTCATCCGGGTCTGCCTTTGGTCTCTTTTAATCCTCATCACCCCCTATCAGCTTTTTTTGTTTGCCAAGTTTGTCGATTGGCAAATAGTTTTCAAGAAGAACAATCTCTTCCATGTCGTCCCGCGGGCTCATGCCCACCCAGTCGCGCCATTCGTTTCGGGTCATCGCCGCCCTGTCCACCATTGAAGCCCCTGCCTCCACCATTTCGGAAATGTCGTAGGCGTACAGACTGCGTGGGTTAAACCGGAAATAACGGTCAGGCGCGTACAGCAGTTTACGCGTTAATTCCTGCTGGATGGCCTGGGCCAGCGGCATAATGCCGTGATTGATGAAAGCGTTGTACTCATTTTTGTTATACTCGCCCACGCCCACCAGGAAGGCAGGCACCCTGAAGATGGCGGCCGCCGTGCGCTTGTCTAACTCCAAATTTCGCGCAATCGCTAAATCATTCAATGTCAATGGCTTCACCTGCTCAACAGAGAAGGCTTCAGCCGGGATAAACCAGGGCTGCCCGTTTTCAGAGCTGTCCAGGTACTGGGCCGCCAGTTTTTTGCGGCCTTCCAGGCTCGCGAATTCTTCCGTTAGCCCGTCTACTTTCACAATGACGCTGGGCGCCGGGCTTTCAAGCAGGGCCTGCTTGGTGGCCCCCGCCTGTTTCAGTCCCCGCGCCACGTCTCTGAGCACCGCGCGGTAGCCCGTTCCCATCCACGGATTGTTTGGGTCCGGTTTAATCACAAAGTGCAACACCTCATCGGGGCTGTAAACCTGCCCCCTGTACCTGATCCGGTAGCTGCCGCCGCTTTTTTCAAAGGCCACGGCGCTTGGCTCAAAGGGCTCCAGGTTTTCAAGCAGCCCGCCTTCGTACCGGGGGAAGGTCACTTGGTTGCCCTCGCCTTCCAATAGCAGCACCCGCACGATATGGCCGACAAAGGTCTTCCGCGTCATCAGCTTGTTGGGCCGAACATCCAGTTTCGCGGCCAGGGCGTCACGAATCCTTACGTCACCATTCTTGGTGTTCTGCATCAGGTGCAGCGTCATGGAGCTGATGAGATCAGCGTACACGTCCACGCACATCTGCACCTCGGGACAGTCGGAAAGACGGGTATATCCGCTGCCTATCAGCACCTCAAAGGCCTTGGTCGATACATACCAGCTACTCAGGTCGCCGCGTTTTTTGTCAGCCGCGGGCTTCTTTTGGGGAGCGTCCCGGCTCCTGATGTCCCGTTTTACAGGTCCTTGAATTGTCTTACTCATCTAACCACTTCCTCGCGCTCTGCGATTTTTCCTTGTCTTCCAGCATCCGTATCGCCCCGAACACCGCGCAGTCAAACACGTCAATGCGCAGGTGCTCATCGGCCTTCTTATATTCCACCGCGTCATCGGTCTTTTCAATGGCGCGCACGTTTCCCACGCAGTATTCAAAAGCCGTGCTGCCAAGGTAATAGAATTTCTTGTTCTTGGCCTTGACCTCGATGCGCCGGAAGCCTTCGTTTTTCTTGTAGTGATACTGCGGCTGGTCCACTACCGTGAACCCCGCCCGCTTCATGCCTATGAAGTATTCCCGGTTGAATTTCCGGTCATGGCCAATCTGCCGGATTTTAAAGCCGCGCTTCCGCATGTCCTTGTACCATTTCACCACGTCGGCGTGATTGGTGGTGGGCGCGTTGGTCATGGTCAGGTGTCCTTCATCCTGCCAGCCGAACAGCGGAATCTTGTCTTCATCCGCTTTCTGCGTGGCCGCCACGATGGGGAACCATTCATGGGTGATCACGATGTCAATGTCCTTGTACTCACCGTACAGGGCCGCCGCCGTCAGGTCGTGCATCTTGGATAAGTCCGTGCCACCGTACCAGTTGATGTTCAGCTCTTTCAGCCTCTTGAGCGCCTGCTCGCGCCAGGCCTTCAGCGCCTTTTCCCCCGCCAGGTACGGAGGGTTGGGCGGGATGCCCAGGACTTCCCCCGCTTCCCGGTTGGAGTTTTGGAACTCGGCCAGGTTAAAGTAGGCCCGCATGCTGGACACAAACACGTTTAATGACCGTGTGATAAAGTCCTTGCGCATGATGGGGTTGTTCTGCGACAGCAGCGCCTCCCGCTCCATCTCCTTGGGCCGGATGGTCACGCCATAGTTGGGGTTGGCCTTCTGGTGCTGGATGGGATCCAGATAATCAACGTCCCCATCCTCGCTTCGGTCGGCCATGCACAAAAAAGCAAACAGGCTTTCATCTCGCACCTGCCCCCGCACCACGCTCTGGCAGTATTCCAGGTGCTTGGCGCAAAAGCCCGCCGCGTCATCCCCGGCGGTGGAAATGCCGATCACAAGCTTGTTGGTATAGGCCTTGGTCGCTTCCTTCAACCGGTTGTATTCCTCCGGGCTCTTATAGGCATGAACCTCATCGGCGATAACCACGTTGCAGTTAAAGCTGTCATGCGCTCCGGCGTTTCCGGCCAGCGCCTCCATGTGTACGCTGCCGCCGTCGAAATTGTTGTGAGAAATCGAGTGCTCCATGTTGTTGTTCAGGTACCGCCAGCCATCCGCCTTGGCCTCATTCAGGCTGTCATACCAGGAATTGGTCAGGTTGTAGTCCCAGTTGTCGAAGGTTTCCATGGCTTGTTTTAAAACCATGGCTACCACATACACTTTTGCCCCCGATGCCCTTTCAAGCAGCCCCAGCCCCCAGGCCAGCGCCGATACAAACAGGGTTTTGCAATTTTTCCTGGGCACGAATATAAACGCCTCTTTAACCACCCGCTCCTGGGTACCGGGGTAATAAAAACACAGCATCCCGTACACGCAGAATTTTTCCCAGGGCTCCAGCAAGAAAGGCTTGCCCCGCATGGGCGTTCCGTCAATGGCCTCTCCCTGGCGGTGCTTGAAGGTGTTTTCAATGATGCCGATTACAAAATCAGCGTCCCTTGTCCTGATCTCATACTGCCCGGAAGAAATCATGTCAAGGAAGCGCTGCCCGGCCCTCATCCGGTCCTCGCCCGCGATGATACCGCCATCCGCTATGCCCCCGGCATACTCCAGCACCTCCCTGGCGTACTTGCCTTTAAGCGCCGGCAGGTTGCCCTCTTTAAGCTCTGGCAGACCGCTCTCATTAAGCGCCACCCGATCGCTTTCTTTAAGCACTGTTGCTTATCTTTCTTAAAGCATCAGCAAGCGATGATCTCTTTTCAGGCACCAAAGATGTTTCATTTATCCTCTTTAGTCCAGCAGGCGTAAGACCCAACTCACGAGAGTAAACAAGAATATCTTTACGCAAAACCTCAATCGCACGATAGAAAGGATTTGTCGCCGCATTTGTCGCTCCACTTTTGTTAGTATGCTTAACTACAATATGACCACCACTTTCTTCAAAAGTGCTCAGCATTTTATAGTAGTCGAAAAGCATCTGGGCCAGAGAATCTATGCCATGCCTAAATTCCGGTTTATATACATTTAAGGCTTTCATCTTTCTAACAATATCCGCTCGATACCCCGTTACTGTTTTGTATGCCTTTTTAGCCACAGTGTCCCTCCTTTCCCGGCTTTCTATTCTCTATTCCTTTTCTTCTGACGACTATGCTCACCATTTCCCTCACCATTTCCCTTACCCCCACGCTCAAAAAATCCGCCGGAGAGGGAAAACTCTCCCTCCCCCGGTCTTTGAACCCCCACAAAATACTTTTAAAGGGTGGGGGGGATGCATTATTATCGCCAATCCCCGCCCTTCTCAGGGTGTGCTTTGTTATGACATGAATTACATAACGCCGCGCCGTTTTTTAAGTTATACCTTTTGTCTGGAAATTCCTTAATTGGAAGTATATGATGCGCAGTAGTAGCTGGAGCATGGATGCCATATCTTGCGCATTCTTGGCACAGATACTTCGCCCGTCTCAGCACCTTCTC